GAGCCCTAACTCTTCGCGCTCCTGAACAACGCGCTCTTGATGCTCGCTCATCGTCGCCTCCTATCTCTGCACCGCCATGGGGCGGTGAAACTGTTGCCCGTCTTTCCGGGCTGTCAAGCTCCTGATTACCAGTTCAGGTCACCGACAAAAAGCGCGGCAGGAATCGAACCTGCAAATTCCCCATTTCTCAGCCACCGAGACGGAATTGAACCGCCTGAACTTGTGCCCCGCATCCAGCATCACGCTGGTAGAGCGGTGTTAGTAACCCCTCGGTTTGCGCATCACCGGCCTTGGATATGCAGCCGGGCTAAGCGTGAGGGGTGTTGTTATCTGTGCTTAGCCGCAAATCTCGACTTCAGCGTTATGGACACCATTGACAGCTTTGCTGTCATCCGTCAAGTCCATTCACGCCGCGCGGTTGCCCGCCACAAACAGCCCCGCCATCGCCGCCGCCCCAGCCTTGAGCGCATCAACATTGCGCGGCGGTCGCTGGTCACACAGGCTAACCACTTCATCAAAAGCACCCGGTATCGCGTCCAGCAATGCGCAGGCGTCGGCATAGGCGACCTTCGCCCTGTAAATCCGTTCTTCGCTCGTCTCACCGCTTGGAGCTTGTGGCTGCTGTTGAGCCAGCACCCCAGCGGGTTGATACTCAGCCACACCCAGCACCCGGCGCACACCGGCGAAGGCTTCAACGCCCTGGCCCTGCTCTTGCGTGAGAATGCGGCGCTCAACAGCCCGGTCGATCAGACATGTAGCACCCACGTTTTTGCGATACCGCAACAGCTCCGGCGTCGGCTCACAGCGGGCAACCTCGATGCGCCCGCGCCGTGTGGTCGGCTTTCCAGGCTTCGCCGCGCTCATAGGGTGCGGAGCTGCTAATTTTCCAGCCTTCTTGAGCTTTGATTTTTTGTTTTTATGAGTTGACTTCGCCATCTATTCAGCCTCCTGCTCGAAACCGTTCCGAACGCCCCATAGGCGCCACTCATCCTCTCCGGTCGGAAACCAACCCAGCGCGCGGCACTGGTCGTTGTGGCGAGCAACCAAGATCGACAAGATTAACCATCGGATATGCCGGACGACAGGAAGGCGCTTCCAGAGCGGCGCGGAGCCCATAACCCAACCGTTTAGCTCCGCGTCACGAAGCCACCTGCTGTAGCTCTGCTGGTCCATCTATTCAGCCTCCTGTCCAAGCTGCTGCACACGGTCCAAAGCTTGCGCCCGGTCCCATTCCATCTTTGCCCGCTCAACAGCGTCCAGCGCGTTATCGAGCTTCACCCGCTGCGGGCTTGGCGTCGTGCTGACAGGGGCCAGCATTTCACGCACCGTCACCACAAGCCGGGCTGATGCGTTTCGTAGGGTTTTGCATTCGTCGGTCATGCCGCTTGCTCCTGTGCTTTGGTGATGCCCTCAACAAGCTGGATGCGCTCTCCAATCCACCGCATGACGTTGACCGCCATCGAGTTGCCGAGGGCCTTGTAGCGCGGGCCGTCAGGGTATTGATCGGCGGGCTTGCCGCGATAGGGGATGCGGGTGAAATCGTCAGGGAAGCCCTGAAGACGCTCGCATTCGCGGGGCGTGAGGCGGCGCACGGCCATTCCAATACGAACGCCCGTCTGAATGTTGCTCGTTTCGCTGGGCTGCTGACTGGTGAGACAAGGCGCGTGGTCGCGCTCCCATGCGTAGGAGTTGGCCTGTTCGGACGCGGTGAACGCAACAGCGTTTTCAGCGCCATGATTGCGGCTTAGCGCGAAAGCCGCGCCATCGCTGACGCATGGATCTTGCGTGCCGTGAACGGTCGCCACATACGCCTGCTGTTTCGTGCCCGGCTCTGCGGCCAGAGCTCCCACCGACTGCCCGTCTCCGCTGATCAGGCGCACCTCGTCGCGCGTGTTCTGCGCAAACGCCACCGCCTGAACCTTGTTGCGGGCCTCCAGCGTATAGGCAGCGCCATCATCGCGGACGCCGGAGCCCTGCGGGCCATTGTCGGGGTTTTCACTGACAGCGCGCTCCTGGATAGCGTGCGAGACCATCGTTTCTGTTTCGTAATCCTGCCAGCCCATGCCGCCCGCGTTCAGGCAATGCGCTACGTCGCCGGTGCTGGAAATCAGTCCTCCGTCACAGTCAAAATCGGTTCCGAGGCCACCGCCTCCAGTGCTGCGGCTAGGGACGGTGGGAGCGACTTTCCCCGCTTTTCGGCGCGGCGGAGGATTCCCCGGCAGGCTTTCGCGGTCAAAAAGTACCGCTGCGGCACGTCTCCAGTCTCCAAGATATCCGACAACGAACACACGCCGCCGTCGCTGGGGGACAGCTCCAGGGTGGTCGCATGTTCGCACGAACTGAGCGTCAAGCACTCGGTAGGCGAACCCATACCCGAGTTGGCCCAAGCCCCCGAGGAAGGAACCAAAGTCCCGTCCTGATCCGCTGGACAGGACGCCGGGAACGTTCTCCCAAACCAGCCAGCGGGGGCGATAGCGTGCAGCGATGGCAAGATAGGTGAGCGCGAGGTTACCGCGCGGGTCAGCCAGTCCTCGACGCAATCCCGCGACGGAGAAGGACTGGCAGGGAGTTCCTCCCACAAGAAGGTCGATTGCATAATTTGGCCACTCCTGAAATTTTGTCATGTCGCCGTGGTTCGGCACGCCGTTTCCGGTAGGTTCATCGCCCGGCATGTTTGAACCGTAGTGATGAGCCAGAACGGCAGACGGAAACCGCTCAATCTCGCTGAAAAACGCTGGCTCCCACCCAAGCGGATGCCAAGCCATTGTGGCGGCCTCGATGCCGGAACACACAGAGCCGTATCTCATGCCGCCCTCTCCTGTGCTTGGCGGATAAGGGGCGCGGTCATTTCGTCACCTGCGATTTCTCAGCAAGGCCAGCGAGAAGGTCTTCAAGCCCCTTGGCCACGTCTGGATTAAACGAGTAGTCGCGCTCTGTTTTTTTCTCGGCACGCTGGCGTTTGATAATCTCGCGCTCAAGCACGCGGCGGCGCTGGATTTTAGCGTCGAGACGCTCTTTGAGGTCATGCCATGCGGGCCACCACTTGGAGCGGTTTGGCCAATCAGCCAGCACATCTCTGGCAACATCAGCTGGATAGGCCGCAAGGTTCCTAGCGTAGACCTGAAGCGTCAGCTCCCCGTTGAATTCGGTCTGTGCGCGGTAAGCGACCTGCACTGAAAGCTCAGCAAGCCAACCGATCAGGGCGTCCCTCGGCGCGGGCGTCATGGCCTTGCGGACAACCTGCAAAGCAGCGTGTAGATCCGCGCCATCCTGCTCGGTAAGCTCATATCCGGTCGTGACCATGTAGGACCGACCCCCTTGCGGGTATCGCGCCTCACGAACGGCCTTCGCTGACAATCCGCACCGCCGCATCAGCGAGGCTTCCACCGCCTGATCGTTGGCCTCGGTCTTGGCTTCCAGCAAACGCGCCACGACGCCATCGCTTGGCAAGGTCACGCAGCCGAGTTCGGAAGGTGAGCTGCCAGCCACGGGCAGACTTTTTGCCTCGCTTGGTGCGCCCTTCACCCTGCCAGAACTCGGTAAATTCGTCGATTGCATCGCTGATCTCCTGATCTGTCAGCTCAAGCTCACGGGCCAGCCGAACGGATTCCTCATCCGGCCCCCAGTCATCGGGAAGCGCTGTTTTCGCGCTCGCGCCATTGTTGTTGGAACTGGTTGTTAGGTCTGGGGGTTCTTGCCCGGTAATTTTCGCCGGTGGTTTCGTCCGTTTTTCGCCACTGGCGAAATCTGCCACTGGCGAATTTTGCCGCTGGATTGCAAACCGATAACCGGCAAGCGTACCGTCCTCCCGGCGAGAGCGTTTACGCTTGATCCATCCTGCCGCCTCTAAGGCGTTCAAGTGGTCGCGTACCGTCTTCTCGCTTTGGCCCGTGTACGATGCCAGTGTCGAGACATGGGGAAAGCACTCCCCGGCCTCGTCGGCATAATCAGCCAGCGCCATCATCACAAATTTACGGCCCGAAGGACGTATCTCCGCGTGACGAACGATATGCATGGCAGCAAGGCTCACAGCGTCACCCGGATATTGCTGTCCAGGTAGACCTGATTGCACGCCCCCGATGGCGTCATGCCCGCTTCAACCATCTTGCGGGCGCGCTCTGTGTGGCGCGCGATAGCCTCGCCCATGTGCTCGTTATTCAGAACAGCTCTGGATTCCGGCGCGGCGCTAAACTGATCGCGTCGGATCACGTCCATTGCCGCCTTCACCTCGGCGTAGCAAAGCCCGGTGCGCTCCATCACCTCAGTAATATGAAACTGTGTGGCGTTGCGAGAACCGAGAGCAACCCTTACCAGCTGTAAGACAAGCTCGCTTGGCTCAACATGCAACCGGCCAGGGTGACGCTTCTCAAGCTTTAGCTCAGCGACCTTCACGTAAATAGCGTTCTCAGATCGCGCCTTCATCTGCTTGGCAATGTAGGACGCGGAAAAGCCCTCCGCCCATAGTCGTTTCAACTCTCGCACGCGCTCTGGTGTCCAGTATGTGCTTGTCATAAAATCACCTCTCAGCGTTCAATCGGCCTCGTGGCCGAGCGTTGGGGTTTGGATTTGGGAAAGCCGCGCCCCTTGGGCAGCTTTGCGCCTTGCTGGAACCACCCAGGCTTAGGCCGGTCTTTACGGACGGTGTGCGCGTTGCGCTTGCGGCGCATGGCTTGGTCACTCGCGCTTTTAATTTTGTGGCAGGCAGGGGACAGGTGCGCGCCGTCCTCGGCCGTCAAAGGCGCGCTCTTGTCGGTTTCCAGCGTGTCGGCGTAAACATGGTCGATATCCACCGCAGGCCGGTCGCAATGCTTCGGGAACATGTGCGCGATGTCCGCTGGCATACGGTGGCACTCGCACACGCCGCCAGAGCGTTCGCGTATCTCAGCCTTGACGGGTTCGCGGAATTCTCGGCGGCTCATGATGCCACCTGATCAAATTTCGTCGCTTCATTACCCCATGTTGCCCAGCCCTCACGGGACTCACGGGCAAAAAGCTCCAGCTTCCGGGCGTTACTGATTGGCGCGACCAAGCGCGCTGCCTCAGCGAAGGCCTCATCAGGCTTTCGGCTATGCTCGCGAACAGGGCCTTCGATCACACTGCGGACATTCCGCGCGGTCGCGGGATTACCATTGGTCGCAAGTAGAAAAGGCTCGTTTGCGCAGCGAAGGCGGTATCCGGTTCCAAAAGCGAGCTTGCCATGAGCCGTCCGCTTCACCCACGTTCCAGCCGTCACAAACCGAACGCCCCATGCCCTCAAAACATCGAACGCCTGATCAAGCATGGAATTGGTTGCCCACAGCCACAGCACCGCGTCAGGGGCCATCAAGTGCCCCACAGGAAGCGCCTTGATGTCACTGATCGACATGCACTCGTAATGGCTCTGCGCAGCCTTGGCGTGACCCTTGTCTGAATAGGTCTTAAAAGCCCATGGCGGATCTGCCATGATGAGATCAAAGCCAAAGGGCGGCAGGTCAGCGAAAGCGCTCATGCCTCACCTTCGTCGCAAAACGCGCTGCACCTGATGGGCGTAACCCAGCACAGCGTTGATGGTGTCGGTGCGGTCTTTTTGAGCGACGCGCTTGCCGTAGTCGTGCGCAATGTTGGCGGGATGCTCACCAGCCAGCACGCGGGTTGCTATGGCTTCCTGCTGGGTGTCTGTGAGGGTCATTTGCGAGAGCCCCGCGCCATTGATGCAGTTGCCGCATAGGTGCCTAAAAACACACCAGCCAATAGCCATAACCAAATCTGCTCGCCCTGGGTCGAAACCACATGCGCAGCAGTAAAGACGCCTGACCCCAAAAGCGCAGCTCGGAACATGTTGATCATGCGGGCACCGCCTCAAGGCGATCAGCCGCCTTGCGCAACGCCGCAATTAGGCGCGCTCGATCCACCGTTTTTTTTGCGTCACCCATCTTGAGCGGAACAAGAATCTTGATTGAGCGCGGCTTGTGATATTCGCGCTCAATTCGGCCCTTGCGCTCAAGCTGACTAAGAACCCGGTGCACGCCGCTCTTGGATGAAACACCCAAGCCGACCATGATCTCATCAAAGCTTGGGCTGACACCGCTATCGGCAATCGCGGCTTGCAGGACCGCCAGACAATCAGCTTCACGCGGGGTAAGTGAAAATGCTGCACTCATACCGACGCCTCCACATAAGCAGCCCAGCGCGGCGGCTTCACACCGTCCCGGTCCATGCTGTCTGCCATGGCGCGGGCCACGGCGCGGATATGCTCGCGGCGACGCTTGAGCTTCTGGCCCTTCGGCGCAATGCGCTCGGCTTGGCGGGCTTTGGTTACCTCACACATGGGGCTCTACTCCGCAGCTGTGTTGACGACAGTCAGGCCCGCTTGGCGATCCAGCAGCAGGTTATTCAGCGCGGTGACAGCCTCGCTCACCTCGCGCTCCAACTCATGATCGGGGGCCTGATTGGCGAACGCTTGGACGGCCTCGCTGGTTTCCTTCACAGCGCACGACAAGCGCTGAACCGGGTCGGCAGGCTTTGCCGGTGACAAGGCTTTCAGGCGGCGCTCGTAAACGGCCATCAGCGGGTAGCCATCGCCGGTCTCAGCGTTATAGGCCGCGTCCAGCTTCAGGCATTGCTCGACATTTAACGGGCTGGCTGGGTCACGATCTGGGTCCGCCGCCGCGCGCACGCGACCGGCAGAGCATCCGATAACGGCCCCTGCCCCTTCTGGGGTCAGCGCGCCCATGATCTTCACAAGTGCATCTTCAAACGTGTTTGGCTGACGGCGTTTCAAAGCGCCCCTCCCTTTGCAATGGAAGCCTCAGCCCGGCGCGGCGTATCCTGCGGGTCATGGAGGCGATGATGATGGAACGAAGCCGAGCCCTGACCGAAGCGCATCGCTGGCGCGTCTACTCCGCCATGCTGCACAAGCTGGCGTGCATGGCGTGGAGCCGGGCGGAGCGGATCGAGCGCGAACAGACGCGGCAGAAAGCACACCATGTCACGCGGCGCGCAGCCGGGGCCGGGCAGGTATGAGGGAGCGCCGAACATCAGGCGGCCTCGCCATCACCGGCAGACTGCATGAAATCGTTAGGTGTCACCGCACCATCGGTGGCGTCGATTATGCGCGCCATCACGTCACGATGAGGAAACCGCTCACCATGCTTGTAGCGATACAAAGCCTGACGAGTGACGCCGATCTGCGCAGCAAACGCCACGTCAGAAAGGTTTTGCGCTGTGAGCCATGCAGATAAGGTCATGCACACTTTATGTCACCATTCTGGTGACGTTGCAATACCCCCTGTCACCGGAATGGTGCGGCGCAATCGCAAGCGGTTTGTGGCACCATCTGCCACCATGAGTGATGTTGGAAAATGGCCGAATAACCTCGCGGCATTGATGCAGCGGCATGGCAAGCGCCAAGCGGACATCGTGCGCGCGCTTGGAACCAATAGGCAGAACGTAAGCCGGTGGGTAAAACAGGAGCGCAAGATACCTTTGCCCGAAGCGGAAGCGCTGGCTGAAGAATTTGGCGTGACTGTTGCGGAGGTATTGCTGCCAGACGCGGGGCCCGCATCTGTGCCTGTTCTCTCGCTTGTAAGCGCCAGCGGGTTATCAGCACCCGATTATGTCGCCAACCTGTCAGAAGCTCCACGCGAGCCCGCGCCTGGGCTTTCGCAAAGCGGTGAATGGGTTGCCTTCCGTGTAGAAGGTGACTCGATGGACCGCATATCGCCGCCGGGAAGCATCATTTTTGTTGACCTTAGCGATAAGCGCCTCGTGCCAAATGCCTGCTACATTATTTCCGACGAAAACAACGCGGCAACCTATAAACGCTTTCGGCCAAACCCGGATCGGTGGGAGCCTGTCTCTACAAATCCAGACCATCAGCCCCTCTTTCCAGCACCGGGGAACGGGCCGCGCGTTATCGGGCGCGTTCATAAGTCATTGATTGATTTAACATAAGAGTTTTGTCACCGATATGGTGACGTTTTTTGTTGCTCCGTCACCGTTCTGGTGACATAGTCACTCTCACACCAAGGGAGTGACACATGGACAAACACGAACGCGAATACGACGGCTTCCGCCCTGGTCAACTGGACACGGCGCGCGATGAAGCTGCGACTTTGCGCCAAGCCGCCGAGGACATCGGCGCAACCCTCGCCAAGCGCTTTGGGTTTATGGAGCGCAAGGAAATCACCGCGCTTTCTGAAATTCTGGTCAATACGATCTGGAACACTTCAGCGCTTGAACAGCTAACTGACGCCGAAGTCTGCGAGGCCGTCTGCGTTGAACCGCATGGCCTCGCCCGTGACGCCATGTATGGCGCTTGGGAAGCGGCTTTTGCTGAACAGCATAAGGGAGCCGCGTGATGACCCAATGTC